CCTGAGCCGCGCTATGATGACGATGATGATGATTATGCTTATACTCGCAAAGAGCGAGTCAACCCTTACGCGGTGTAACTATGGCAGACGCAAAGAAAATTGTAGGTGGTCTAGGTAATATAGGTAAGCGATTGACGGCTCCAAACGACGAAGGAGCCTTGAGTGCAATACGAACCGCAGGACGTACCGCCCACGAGCAAGAAGCCGCTATCCGTGCCGCCAAGGATGCAAAGGTTGCAGAGCAAATGGCAAACCTTCCTGCTCGAAGTAAGAAAGCCAACGAGGCGCTTGGCCTGTATCACCCAATAGGTGGTGGCCTCAAGTTATCCAAACCAACTCATGGTATGCACGCTACAACCGTGCGTGACCCTAAATTCAATCCCCCAGAAATTGGCATCATCACCCCAGAGCAGTTGGTAAAGGAAGAGGCGGCGCTGTTTCCCCTTGTTGGTGACCGAGCCGCTGGCGGCAAGTACCTAACCCATGTTGGGGAGAATGAACTAGAGACGCCTGTCAGGCTGACGGCTGGGCCGCTGTACATGGATGCCAACTACAACCACATTGACCCTGATTTGTCTGCCGCATGGGAGTCTGGTGTTGGTCGTACAACTGCGTTAGGAAAGCAAGCTGGTCGCGCAGGAGAAGGTGGTCGCCCTGTTTATGGTATCTACACCGCAGGCTCTGGAACAAACACTGACTTTAACGTAATGGGTGCTAACGCCCTACTTCAACAGATACCTTATAGCAAAATTTCAAAGAAGGCGGAGCGCGAGTTTGACCGAGCAATGAAGGAAGGGACTAAGGAGTTTGCGCCTATTCCAAATTGGCCGGGGATTCGTAGCCCTGAAGCGCAAGCCATGTTGCTTGACAAGAGCAACGGCATTGCTCGTACTAAGCTGTTTGGCGTAATGGGAAAAGAGAACTTTCAGTCAATGGGCTTTCCTGATGTGCCTGCTACTCGTAAGGCCATCATTGAGCCTGAGTTGCTTGACGTACCTACCAATCAGGCTGGCTTTAGGTTGGCACGCATGGATGCCACAGGACGCATTATTGAGAACCCGAACATTCCATCCGACTACCCCTCCGCAATGGCTGGCAAAGTTGCTGGTAGGTTGGATGTACCCGCAGACTACAAAGACATATTTCAATCCCACTTTGACGCTCGACGTTTGTTGAGTCAGCCAGAGTCTGGCGACTACTACTCCTTCTCACGCGCCCACCCAATTCAGTATGCTGATGATGAATGGCTTAATAGGTTGATGGAGCAACGCCTTGCTACTGAGCGCAGAATTAAGGAAGGCGAATACAAAGACGGTGGTAGTGTTGACATAGACGCCGCTGATGCACGCCTAGCCGCCGCAATCGAGAAACGTATGGCTAAGGGTGGCTCAGTTGACATCGAGGCGGCTGACGCTCGATTAGAGGCCGCTATCAATGCTCGCATGGGAATGGCTGAAGGCGGAGCAACTGGCTTCAAGAAGATTGAATTTATGGCGGATGGTGGTAAGTTAGTTAAAGGACTTAATAAGATAGGTAAGAAGCTGTTTGCCGATAGCGATGTACTGCCACAAGTAGAACGTGAGGCTAACCTTCAAAAGTTTCTCGCCCCATCAGCAGAAAAACGTAGGATGTATCACGGCAGTAAAGAGCCAAACATTACAGAGTTTAAGACTAGGAAAGACTTGACCAACGAAGATAATATGACAGGTCACTATGCTGATGAACGTGACGCTGTGTTCCTATCTCCTGAGCCAGAATTTTCCAAAGATTTTTCTGTTTGGGGATATACTGATGAAGGTAAAGCACCGACTACATATCCTGTCTATGCGCAAGTAGAAAGACCATTTGATTTTGACAATCCTGAGCATTTACAGAAGGTCAAAGCAACTTACCTTGATATGTTTCACAACCCTGAGTCAGAGTTTTATGACCCACATATTACATCTTCTGAGCGGTCTATGGACTTGCATAGGTTCAACCGAAAAGTCGATGATTTACCTAAAGATGAAAACAATTGGGGAAGAATTGAAAACCAACAATTTCAAGACGTGTTAAAAGACATAGGCTTTGATTCTTTTTACACTCGTGAACGAGGGACTAAGAACCTTGGTATTTACGACCCTAACAGGATTAAGTCTGCTATAGGCAATCGAGGTACTTATGACCTTGGTGAGTCCGACATTAACAAAGCCGAGGGTGGCGGAGCCTTTAAGAAACTAGAGTTTATGGCTGACGGTGGCAAACTAGTAAAGGGTGCAAAAAAGGTTCTCAAGAAACTAATGGCTAATGACGTATTGCCTGAAGCTGAAAGACAGGCCAACAAAGAAAAGTTTCTAAGCCCAAGTCGATATAAAGAACGGTTGTATCATGCAACTCCATCCGACTTTAAAGAGTTCAAGCTGGGTGGCAATGACCCAATGATGAGCGGTGAGGCTATTTGGCTATCGTCCGACCCTACATTTCAACCAGCCGCGCATAACATAGGTGACCCAAGAATGCCAAATTTTGGCGTTCAGGTTATGCCTGTCCATGCGCAGGTTACTAACCCTATGGTGCTTGACGATAAAGATATGCTTGGATGGGCGCAAGATGTATATGCTGGCGGAAGCAAAGAGTTTCCTGAGTTATTGCCAAAGCGTTGGGCTGATGAAGTTCGTAAGGATTATGACAGCATCATATTCGCTGACCCTTGGGGACGTGGCGACCCACATGAAATCATCATGTTTGAGCCTGAGAAAATTAAATCCGCTATTGGTAATCGAGGAACTTACGATACTAAAGAGAAGGACATTACAAAAGCTGACGGCGGTAAGATTGTTGGTGGACTTGGTAAAGTTGCAAAGAAACTAATGGCAGACAATACTCTGCCAGCGGTAGAGCGTGAAGCAAACTTACAAAAGTTCCTAGAGCCAAGCAAAACTCCTATGCGTTTGTACCACGGTACAACAGCAACTGAAGGCGGCAAAGGTAATGAGGCTATTCGACGTATCAAGCCAAGTAAAGAGGGCGCGTTAGGCTCTGGTGTATACCTTACTCCTAACACGGCTCACGCAAGCGGATACAGTAACATTCCAAATGACGAAGCAATTGACGCAATGTTGGCAAGCAAGTATTACCAAGATACAGGATTAAACGCGCTTACCCAACGCAAAACAGGAGAACTGCTACCAGAGCAAGAGGGTGGCAATATGTTGCCAGTCCATGCGCAGTTACGCAATCCACTCATCATTGGTCAGACAGGAAGAAACATTGACCCAGCGGCTGAGGCGTTAATAAAACTAGGCATGGATGAGGAAAGCGCTATGCGATTGGTAGAGCGTGCTTATGAAGAAAAAGGAAATATTGGTAAGCAAATTCAATCTAGAGCGCAATCCCAAGGATACGACGGCATCATGCAGTATCGTGGTGATGACCTAAACGAGGTGGTTTCCTATAGACCTAACGCGGTCAAGAGCGCTACTGGCAACCGTGGAACCTACGACATTAACGAGCCTGACCTTAATAAATCTGATGGCGGGAAGATAGTTAAAGGCTTGTCTAAGGTTGGCAAGAAACTATTGGAAGAGCCAAGAATCCAAACAATTGAAGCGCCTTCTATCATTATTCCTAGCAAACTCAGCAATGTAAGAGAGATGGCTAAAAAACGTGAAGGTGAGTACGGCGCAAGGCGTGTTGAGCGTGCGTCTGACGAGATATCTAATCTAGAAAAAATGTATCAAGAAGAGGCTTTAAGGAGTGCTTTTATTGGTGACAATGCTAGAGCATTAATGACTATAAACCCTGCGGACTTTGAAAATTATGCCGCACCATTAAAACCAAGTAAACACAAACCTGCCTATGCAAGTTTAGAAGACAGAATAAAATCAGGAGAGTTGTACAAAGATGATTTACCAACTGATGAGTATGTTAATTATTTACGCAATATCTCTGGAGGTTTTGAAAGCGTGCCTTATCTTGAAATAAATAAAGGAGAGCAGGGATTGCCCCTAACACCTTTTATTTCTGGACATGAAGGTCGCCATCGTAATAGAGCGTTGGCAAGCGCAGGTGAAGATGCAAATTTAATTCAATTGCTACCGCGTGCTGAATTACGCGAACCTTTTCCTCGTCGCTCTCAAGAAGAATATATAGATGCTTTGAAAAAAGAACTTGCCATGACTAACAATATGGTGTTGCCAGAAAAGTTTAATGTACCTAGTTTGGAAGAATTAAAACAAACCGCGCCAGAAATATATGAATGGGCTAAGAAAAATGTCAAGAACAATTCCGTTTTTGATAAAAAAATTCAGCGTTCCGAAATTGAATTGCCAGATATATACGCTGAAGGTGGTGCGGCATTCAAGACGCTCCAATTTAAAGACGCCCAACACTTTGACGGTGGTGGTATTGCCTTCCCTGAGATGACTCCTATGACGGAAGGCTCACGACGTGAGCCACTGCTGACGGAGAAAGATTGGGAGAACATCAAGCGTAATGCGCCAGAAGTCTATGAGTGGGCAAAGCAAAACGTCAAGGACGAAGCCAGCCAACTTAAATCTGCACGAGGGGTAAAGGACTTTGCTCTTCGCACTGGCGCTCAATACCTTGGCGGAATTCCTGACTTATTGAACTTAGGATTGATGGGGGTTGACGCCCTTGCTGATACCAATCTGTCGTCCGAAAAGCCTTGGTTTGGTAGTGAGCAATACATTGATGCTATGCGTAAGGTAGGTATGGTTGGGGAAAATGAGTTTCCTATAGCCGAGACTGTTGCTGGAGTTCTTATGCCAGCAGGATTAATTAAGAAGGGTATCAAGAAGATTAGTGGAGCAAAGCCTGCTAAACAGGAACCCAAAAAACGACAAGGCGGATTGTCCGCTATGGCAAGATAAGGATTAAAACATGGCAACAGATTACCCAATTGGCCCTGACCAAGACCGCTTTATTGAAGGTATACGCATGACTGAAGAGGGAGGTGCGGAAGTAGATATGCTCCCCGGCGAAGAACCTGATGTTGAGGAGTTGCCTGACGGTTCCGCTGTTGTAAGTCTTGCAGACTTCAAAGGCCCAGCAGAAGACGAAGACTTTTATGCCAATTTGGCTGAGGAAGTTATCAGCGTGCGTGAGTTAGATTCTTTAGCTATGCGATACATCGAACTACTTGACAATGACCGCCAAGCACGAAAGAAGCGTGACAAGCAATATGAAGAGGGTTTGCGTAGGACGGGTATGGGCGATGACGCCCCCGGCGGCGCTCAGTTCCTCGGAGCCTCCAAAGTAGTACACCCAATGATGGCAGAGGCTTGTGTAGACTTTGCTTCTCGCGCAATCAAAGAAATGTTTCCGCCAGATGGCCCAGCCAAGACTAAGATTATTGGCGAGGTCACAGACGAAAAGACTGAAGTTGCAGAGCGTAAGCGCGACTACATGAATTGGCAATTAACCGAACAGATTGAAGAGTTTAGGGACGAGCAGGAGCAAATGCTGACCCAATTGCCGTTGGGTGGTTCACAGTTTATGAAACTGTGGTTCGACGATAAGAAGCGTAGACCGTGCGCTGAGTTCGTTGCCATTGACAACATCCTGCTCCCTTTCGCGTCAGCCAACTTTTACACCTCACAGCGTGTAACAGAACAGCAGGACATCAGCGAATGGGAATTTAAACAACGTATTGACCGTGGTTTATACCGCGACATCAATTTTATTCGCACTACGTCAGAACCAGAACAAACTGCGGCGGAGAAAGCCAACGCCAAGATTGAAGGCAAGCAATTCCAAGACGGTGAAGACGGTTTACGTCGCGTATATCACATCTACACATGGTTGGATTTAGAAGAAGACGAGCGTACTAAGGGTGATACCGCGCCTTATATCTTAATGATTGACGAACTTGACAACTCAGTTGTTGGTTTATATCGTAATTGGGAAGAAGGTGACGAAACCTTTACTAAATTAGATTGGATTATTGAGTTCAAATTCATCCCGTGGCGAGGCGCTTATGCTATTGGGCTACCTCATCTCATCGGAGGTCTTTCTGCCGCCTCTACGGGTGCATTACGCGCCTTGTTGGACACTGCGCACGTTAACAACTCCCTAACAATGTTGAAATTGAAGGGTGCAAAGGTCTCAGGACAGTCCGACCAAATTGAAATTACGCAGGTAACAGAGATTGAAGGCGGTATTGGAGTGGATGACATCCGCAAAATTGCTATGCCTATGCCATTTAACCCTCCTTCTCCTGTACTTTTTGAGTTGTTGGGTTGGCTGACTAATCAGGCCAAAGGTGTAGTTACTACTGCTGAGGAAAAAATTGCCGATGCCAATAGCAATATGCCTGTAGGTACAACACAAGCGTTGATTGAGCAGGGAGCCGTAGTTTTCTCATCTATTCATTCACGTTTGCATGATGCTCAAAGACGTGTTTTGCACGTTCTGGGACGTATCAATCGTTGGCACTTGGATGAGCAACGTAAAGGCGATATTGTTGCCGAGTTGCCTATTAAGCGTTCAGACTTTAAACGTAACAGCGACGTAGTTCCTGTTAGCGACCCACATATCTTCTCGGAAACACAGCGTGTTGCACAGATGCAATCTGTCATGCAACTTTCTGCACAGTTTCCTGCCATATTTGACCAACGTGCTGTAGTCAGTCGTATGCTCAAACAGCTAAAAGTTCCTAACGTCAACGAACTTATGCCTAATACGGGTAAACCCGCAGAGTTGAATGCGGCAGATGAGAATAGCGCGATGGCGTTAGGCAAGCCAGCATTTGCTTACCCACGTCAAGACCATTTAGCGCATATCCAAACGCACTTAACCTTTGCGCTTGACCCAACGCTAGGCTCAAATCGTCTTATTGCACCTAAGTTCATCCCGCAGGCTTTAGAGCATATTAAGCAACACATGATGCTTTGGTATACCCAACAGGTGCAAGGTTACGTCTTGGCGGCTGGAGACGTCAAATTGGGCAAGTATGAGGAAAGCAAGATTGCTAAAGAAATTGACCGCGCTATTGCGGTGGCGTCCGACCACGTTAGTTTGGACTCCGCTCAAGTTTTCCAAGGTGTTATGCCTGCACTAGAGCAATTAGGCCAACTCATGCAACAGTTCAAACCACCACCACCTCCATTAGAAGGCGAGGCTCAGGCGGTATTGCAAGCATCTATGGCAGAAACACAACGTCGTACTGCCGCAGACCAAGCACGTCTTGCTTTCGATGGTCAGAAGTTCCAAGCCGAAATGGCAAAAGACCAACAAGAGCAGGAGGCCAAGATTGCTATGAACGCCGAAAACAACCTTACCACTGAACGTATTAAGACCGCAGAATTGACCGTAGATGAGGTCAAGCTACGGCAAGAGCAGGAAAAGACTGCAATCGCTTTAAACAAGCAAACCCAACGCAACTTAGGAGAATGAAATGGAAAAAGAAGTTAAAGAAATGCAATCTGAGCAAGTACGTCAGAAGACCCGCATGGCGGCTGGCGCATGGATTACAGGCGAATCATTAAAAGAGAAGTCAACAGCGACTATGCCACTAGCTAACAGCGACCACGGGAATTTTTCCCAACCCAAGGGTGTTGATAAGTCCAACGCATGAAGTTAATTTCCGACTTTGTAAGCGCTGTAGAAGCGCGTCAGGCTGAGATTGCACAAGGGTTAGCGCATGGAAATGCGTCTGACTACTATGCATACCAACGTCTAGTCGGGGAGAACTTAGGACTTGAGGCATCCCTTGAGATTCTTAACCACCTTTTGAGAGAAGATGAAGATGACAGATAGCACGGTAGCGGGTAATGCCGCTGATTTAGAGGAAGCCTTTCCTCTTGTAGACCCCGGTGCGATTCCCCTTGGTGCAAGAGTATTAGTACAACTGCGCAAAGCCAAGAAACGAATGACACAATCGGGGATTATCCTGCCTGAAGAAACACGCGACACTGAACGAGCGCAAAATCCCGTTGCCAAAGTGGTAGCGATGGGGCCATTAGCGTTTAAAAAGCGCGACACAATGGAACCTTGGGTCGAGGGCATATGGTGCAAAGAAGGCGACTACCTTCGCGTACCTAAATGGACTGGCGACCGATGGGTTGTTCCGCATGGAGACGACGAAAACGTCGAATTTATGGTGTTGAATGACCACGAAGTGATTGCCAGAATTACTGGAAATCCACTTGAAGTGAGGGCATTCGTATGAGTACCGATAATCAGGTAGCAGAACAAGAAGTTATTGTTATTCAGGAAGAAAAAGACGGTTCAGCAACCATTGAGTTGCCAGAAAGTATCCCTTCTCCTGAGCCACAACACGATGACGACTCCGATGAAGCTGATGAACGCGCACGCCAAAAAGAAATGGTGGTCGGTGGCGCGGTAGATGAGGACGCAGAGGCTCTTCGTGAGCAAAAACGCCTCAAAAGACAGCGTCGTAAGGAGTATCACAAACAAGTTTCGACAGAAAAAGACGTCAAGTTGACGCTTTTAGAACGTCAGAACCAACAATTGCTCGAAAGATTGTCTGTTTTAGAGCGCAAGTCCCACGGAAGTGACCTTGCACGCTTAGATAAGGCAATTGAAGACCAAGATAATCGCATTTTGTTTGCAAAACAGAAAATTTCTGAGGCAACACGCACTGGTAACGGTGAATTGCTGACTTCTGCGCAAGAAATGTGGTTTGAAGCACGTCGTCAGGCAGAGGCTTTGGCAAACTTGAAGAAACGCGCTGTTGCTCCACAGGCACAACGTACTATTCAGGCTCCAGACCCACAGCTACAGCGTCACGCCAACAATTGGATGGCAAATAACCCGTGGTACGACCCAAATGGGAAAGACCCCGATTCTAGACGCGCTCTCAACGAAGATTCAATACTTGCAGAAGAGGGTTATGACCCAAAAACTGCGGAATATTGGGAAGAACTTGATAGACGCTTGCAAAGAGTAGTACCTCACAGGTATACTGAAGATGCAGACGAGAAACCTCGCTCAAGACCGCGAAGTGCAGTGACGAGTTCAGGCCGCGAATATGCATCGAATAATGGTAGAGGTAATTCATTTACCTTGTCACCCGAACAGGTGAGGGCTATGAAAGATGCAGGTATGTGGGATGACGCTGAGAAACGAGCGAAGATGATTCGACGCTACGCCTTAGAAGCACGCAACAATAACGGTTAAGGAGTAATAAAATGGATTCTCGTTTAAAGAAAAATTTGAATGCTGGAGACCGCGATAATCGCGGAAGTCGCGACACGATTCGCGAGGCTCCAGAGGACAAAATGGCATCGTCGGATGAACGTCGCAAGATGTGGAAAGACGAATGGGTACAAAGTGCATTGCCCGCTGTTCCTGAATTAAAGGGATGGCACGTTTGCTGGTTGTCGACAACTAACAGTTACGACAGCATTGATAAACGGATTCGACTTGGGTACGTTCCCGTGAAAGCGGATGAGTTACCTCAAATGCGAAATAACCGTGTAAAAGCTGGAGAACATGAAGGTTATATCTCGTGTAATGAGATGCTCTTGTACAAAATCCCTATGGATATGTATCAAGAAATTATGTCTCATTTTCACCATGATGCACCGCTTGAGGAGGCGAACAAAATTCGACTTCAGGCAGAGCAAAATGTTGGACGTGATAGTCGAGGCAGAAGCCTCGGTCAGATTGAAGGCGAAGGGCTTAATGACATTGACAAACCAATTCCTGCTCCGCATTTTGCTGGGTAGGGTTTTTAACTGAACAAAGGAGAAAGACTATGTCTTCAACTAATGCTCCGTTTGGTATGCGCCCTTCTTTCCATCCTACGGGTTTGGACAGAGCGGTAGCGCTTTCCAACGGTATTGCCTCTGGTTATAGTTCTGGCATTTTAAAAGGTCAGCCTGTAGCCCTCAACACTAGCGGAAACATTATTGCCGCTACTGCTGGTAGCGCCTACCAAGGTGCTTTCGCTGGTCACGAGTACACCGACCTTACTGGTCGTCGTATTGTCAGCAACCAATGGATTGCAAACACTGCATACCAAACTGGTTCTGAAGTGACTTATTACTATTCTGACCCTAATATCGTTTACGACATTCAGGCAGACGGTAGCTTGGCTCAAACTTCGGTTGGTGACCAAGCAAACTTTAGCAACATTACTGCTGGTTCTACGACCACTGGTTTGTCGCAATGCACCATCTCTACGAGTTTGGTGGGTTCGAGCGCTGTTGGTGATATGCGTATCATCAATTTGTCGCCCGGTGTTGATAACGCATGGGGTGACGCATACACCGTGGTTCAGGTTCAAGTGAGCCGAAGCCAGTATGTTGCCACCATCAATGCTATTTAAGGGGGACTAAAAAATGGCCGCTCCAATGCGCAGTACGGACTTTAGAAGTATCGTTGAGCCAATTCTTAACGAATGCTTCGATGGAGTCTATGACCAACGTACCGATGAATGGTCACGAGTTTTCCGTGAACAAGAAGGTATCCCTCGTAACTACCACGAAGAACCAGTCCTTTATGGATTTGGAGCCGCTCCACAATTGCCTGACGGAACTCCTGTTTCGTATCAGCAAGGTGGCGTACTCTTCTTGCAACGCTATGTGTATAACGTGTATGGCCTAGCCTTCGCGTTAACCAAAGTGTTGGTTGAAGATGGCGACCATATTCGTATTGGTCAGGTTTACGCACGTCACTTGGCTCAGTCTTTGATTGAGACTAAAGAGACGTTGTCAGCTAACGTGTTGAATCGTGCATTCAACTCAAGCTACCCCGGCGGTGATGGAGTTGCTCTAAACAGCACATCTCACCCAATCGTGAACGGTACTTTCAGCAATTTGTTATCCACTGCGGCTAACTTGAGCCAAACATCTCTCGAACAGATGTTGATTCAAATTCGTCAAGCTGTGGACAACAATGGTAAGAAGATTCGTTTGGTTCCACGTCAGTTGATTGTGGCACCCGGCAATGTCTTCCAAGCTGAAGTTCTGTTGAAATCAGTGCTTCGCGCTGGTACAGGCAACAACGACATCAACCCTGTCAAGTCTATTGGCTTGTTGGACGAAGGTGCGGCTGTGTTGTCTCGTTTGACCAACCAAACAGCATGGTGGGTTCAAACTGATGCTCCAGAAGGCATGAAGTTGCTAATGCGTCGTAAACTCGAAAAAACTATGGAAGGTGATTTTGAGACCGACTCTATGCGCTACAAGGCTACTGAGCGTTACCAAGTTGGTTTCACTGACCCACGCGCCGTTTACGGCACACCCGGCGTTTAATCGCGCTACAGGGGGTTGGGATAAAACCCAGCCCCTTTTTTGTTAATTTGTATTTGTCAAACTTTTCAAGGAGCAGACAAAATGCCTCAATATTCAGATGATTTATTTTTAGGGTCAGCCGTAACCTATATGGGTACGGGTCTTCGCCCATACTCCACCACCGCAACTGGCGGAACTGGTGGCGTTTCTTCTTCAACTCTAACAATTACTGCGTTAAATTTTGGCGCACCAATCGTTGTTGGTATGTACGTTGATGGTACAAGCGTGACCGACGGCACTTACATTACTGCGCTTGGAACTGGTACTGGTGGCACAGGAACTTACACCCTTAACCAAGCAATTAATATTGCCAATACAACTGCATTAACTCTTCACGACAACGAACCTTTTGAAAATCCATCTCCAATGAGCGTAGGTGTTGGCCCATTAGGTCGCATATACGTTTGGGATGTTGTTCCTCAAGCGCTTACAGCAAATAATATTGCTCTTGCTCAGACTACATCTTCATCCATTACATTGACCGCTGGAACTTCTGTAAAGTCCGTAGTCAATACTTCTGGCACAACTGTGTTGCAACTTGATTGCCCTCGCGCTGTCAGTATTGTTTCTGGTACAGGTACTTTGACAGACCGTAACGTAACAATTACTGGTTATGATTATTATGGTCAAGCAATGAGTGAAGTTATTGCAACTGGTACTGTTCAGTCAACTACGGTTGCTGGCAAGAAAGCCTTCTACCAAATTGTATCCGCAACTATCTCTGGTGCATTGGGTGCAACAATTGCAATTGGAACTACCGATGTGTTTGGTATACCAGTGCGAGTAGTTGATGGTGGTTACATTTGCCACGTTGGTTGGGCTGGTTCTTTTGCACTAGACACAGGTACTTTTGTTGCCGCCGCTACTGCTACTGCAACTACAACTACTGGTGATGTGCGTGGTACTTTTGACCCATCTTCAGCGGCAGACGGTATCAAGCGTTTGGTGTTGGGAATTATGCTACCCGCCATTGCTGTTGGCCCTAACGCTACTCGCGTTGGCGCTCTCGGTGTTAACCAAAACCTTGTTTCCTAATAGGAGAGCAATATGGGACAATTTAAACCAATGGTCAAAATGATGACCACAGAGCCTACAGTTGAGTTAAAACTCGCTAAAGGCGGTCATGTAAACATGAAAAAAGGTGGTAAAGCCGAATCTGGTCATAAGAAAATGGCTATGGGTGGTGGCGCTTTGGACATGATGTCAGGAACTCCTGCTTTGGTGGGTCGTCCTGCTGTTAATGCTCCTGTTCGCGCACCCGGCAAGCCTTCTATGGCTTCACGTCGTAAGGCGATGATGGCTAAACCTGCTGTCACTCCGTCTGGCCCTCCAATGCCTGCGCCTCCAATGAAAAAAGGTGGCAAAGCTGAAGGCGGCGATACAGCGCAAGACAAAGCAATGATTAAGAAGGCTTTCAAGCAACATGATATGCAAGAGCATAAGGGCGGAAAAGGCACTTCACTCAAGCTGAAAAAAGGTGGCATGAAAAAGTATGCAACAGGCGGAGCAATCCCTTCTGAAACAACTTCTGGCTCTTACAAAACCACTTTAATGCATCAAGCTAAAGCTGACCATTCACCTGCTAAAACTGGCGATGTAAAGCTAGGCAATGCTGGTGGATTTAAAATGGGCGGCAAGGCCAAAAAGTATGCTACTGGTGGCGTAACTAAGTCTAACGCTGGTGGTTACAAAAACGGCGGCTCGACTGGTAAACAGATTCCATCTGAAAGTATGTCTGGTTCGTATGCAACAACCCTTGTAGATACAGCAAAGCCTGACCGCTCTCCTGCGGGTACAGGCGGTGTTCGTTATGGAAACGCTGGAGGCTTTAAAATGGGGGGTAAAACCTCAAAAAAAGCCTACGCGGCGGGGGGAACTGTTGATTCAGGTCGTCCCGTCGCGATGCCTCAAGGTCGTAAGCCAACACCTGCTCCAGTAAGAATTAGCCAATTGGCTGGTACTTATAAGACAGGTGGTCGTGCAACTCCTGCGGAAGCCCGTTTGTTAAAGATGAATAAGGCTGAAAACGCAACCGCTATGCGTCAAGCTAAAACTGACAGCAATCTGAAATATGGTTCGCCTAAGCGTATGGCTGGTGGAGGTTCGACTTCCGATTATGAAGATGTATCAAAAGGCGCGTATGACGCTCACTATGCTCGTGAAAAGGCAGAGAATGAGGCAGACCGCAAGATGATGACTGATGCTTTAATGTATTTACCACGCCAAGCTAAGAAGGCTTATGCAAGCCTAACTGGTCAAGGCGCTGTAAGTGACAAAGAGAAATCAATGCCTTCTTCAATAAAGGGTCAGGGTTCTGTTACAGAGCGTGAAAGGTCTATAACAGTTTCGCCAGCAGGTAAAAAACGCGGTGGACGTGCTTGTTAAAAACTAGTAGGGGGTTAGCCTCCTACTTTCTTTGGAGATTGAAATGTCAACATTGACAAATGTATTTTCGGCACACGCTGATGCGACTGGAACCATTTATGCGGGAGCAACAAACCTTGCTGGTTACCAAGCATTATCTGGCGGAACTGCTGGAGAAATAGTTTTTCGTGATGGTGGCTCTGGTGGAACTGTTCTTATGAAAATTAATATTCCTGCCAACACAAATAACCCATTTGCAAACATTATTCCCGGCAATGGTATTCGTTTTACGTCTAGCATTCATGTAACCTTGCCAGCAAGTGCGGCAATAACTATTTTCTGCGGCTAATCATGCCAAGCAAATCACCAGCCCAACATCGTTTGATGGAGGCGGTTGCTCACAACCCCTCTTTTGCTAAAAAGGTAGGCATTCCCACAAAAGTTGGCAAAGAGTTTGCCAAGGCTGATGAGGGAAAAAAATTTAAAGGAGGAGGTCTGTATGACAACATTCATGCAAAGCGTGAAAGAATTGCAGAAGGTTCTGGCGAAAAAATGCGCAGAGTTGGTAGCAAAGGTGCGCCAACTGCTGAAGCGTTTAGGGAGTCAGCAAAAACCGCCAAACTGAAAGAAGGTGGGCCAAGTTTAGCTGTTGGTCGAGGCGAAAAATTATCAGTAGATAAGGGCGCAGGACTTACACAAAAGGGTCGAGACAAGTACAATAGAGAAACTGGAAGTCATTTAAAAGCACCCCAGCCACAAGGTGGTTCTAGAAAAGATTCATTTTGTGCGCGTATGTCTGGCGTTGTAGAACACTCAAAAGGTGATGCTCCTAGAGCAAAAGCATCGCTGAAGCGTTGGAAATGCTCTGGTTGGTAAAGGATAGTTATGGCGTACTCTGACACCTACGGACAAACATACAACGTACAGACGTTGATTGACCACGGCGCTCGTCGGTGCGGTAAGTTGGCTGAAGAACTAACTTCTGAGCAAGTTTTGACTTCACGTCAATCGCTAGGTTTCCTTCTTTCTAACCTCATTAATCGAGGTATTCAATATTGGTGTATCAGTAAAGAGGTTATAGGGCTGTCTGCGGACAAATACCGCTATACCCTACCTAGTGGTGCTGTTGACACTTTAAACGTCTTATATCGCACATTAAATCGCCCTGTAGGGGCATATACATCATCTGCTGGTGGTACGGTTGCAAATCTGTACGATGGCAACGTAGACACCTATACCCAACAAAATTCTGCAAATGGTAGCTTTACCGTCAATTACGGTACGTCTGACCCTATTTATGCAGGTTCTATTGGATTTTTACCTTATATTGCCAATAATGGGTCTGCAACGTGGAATATTGCACTGCAATACTCGATGGATGGCACGACTTATTACGACTTAGAGAACCTTGGCGCGATAAGCGTTAGCGATAATGTATGGGTATGGACAGATATAGACCCCGGCCAAAACGTCCCCTTCTATCGAATTAAAGCCTCAAGTGGCACTACTTTAGCCCTTCGTGAGTGGTATATAGGCAATAACAGCACCGAAGTAATGATGTCTCGCCTAAATCGCGATGACTATACCAATTTACCAAATAAGAACTTTACAGCAAACCAACCCTTCCAATTTTGGTTTGACCGCACAATTCCAACTCCAACTATCTATTTGTGGCCTACACCAAGCAATCCTTTTGTCCAAATGACTGTATGGTATTCCACGCAAATTATGGATGTCGGTGCTTTAACGGATGAATTACAGATACCTCAGCGTTGGTATGAAGCTGTTATTTTCATGCTGGCTCATAGGATGAGCCTCGAACTCCCGCAAGTTCCAATGGATAGGGTTAACTATCTTGAAAAGATGGCGGATAAGTATTTGTACGAAGCAGAGCAGGAAGAGCGCGATAAGTCGCCAATTTACTTTGCCCCTAATATTTCAGTTTACACAAGATAATGCCTATTTTTCTTGACACCGAGGGACTCACTTCACTTGCAATCGCGGTATGCGATAGGTGCAAGATGAAGCGTACCTATGTGGACTTGAGGCCAGATGGAAACAGCCCCGGCCTTCGCGTATGCGGACAAGGTTGTTGGGATACCCTAGACCCCTACCGTTTGGCGGCACGGAAAACCGAAAGGATTAACCTTCGGTTTGCACGCCCTGATGTGAGTGTTGCGGCTAACGATAACTACTTAATGACTGGAAGTCAGAACATGGACGGCTCCAGCCAATTCCAAATTTCGACCGAACAAAATACTCAAACTCCTACTAACACAGGGAACAAGGACACTATTGCGCCTAATCCCCCAGACAATACGAGTACATAATGTCAGCACAAGTCTCCATATTACAACTCCCAGCCGCAGGCGCTATAACAGGCGCAGAGGCTGTTCCTATTGTCCAAAATGGCGTGACAGTGCAGACGACTACGGGCGCGATTGCAAACTCGCCTACGCAGACGTACACCTATTTAACGGTCACCCAAACACCTCAGCTTCCTAATAGTCGTTATGTTGGCGCAACGAATGGTTTAGTGATTACGGATGCAGGCGCTCAAGGACTCTTTAATATAAGCACTACAGGCGCTTTATTGTCTTTAGTAAACTCTGGTACTGGCTTTCAGGTAAAAACGTCTTCTACAGCAATTACAGGGCGTTCTATCGCTGTTACTGGTGTTGGTCTTGCAATCACCAATGGAACTGGTATATCTGGTGACCCAACCATTGCTTTAGCTGGTCAAGTATTAAACTTGGCAAACCTCAGCGCTAATGGTTTGATGACTATTTCTTCTGGTGGCGCTATTAGCGCGGTGACTCTTTTAGGTACAGCCAACCAAGTTACGGTCGCTAACGGTAATGGTGTAAGCGGTGTACCAACAATTTCTTTGGCAGACAATCCTATTTTGGGTGGTACTGCTAGTCTTACTTTACCTATTGGAGCGACTGGAAGTCGTCCAGTAGCGCCAGTCAATGGCATGATTCGCTACAACTCAACGACTGCGCGTTTTGAGGGATACCAAGGTGGGGCATGGGTTACTTTAGGTTCTGGTGATGGAACAATTTCGGTTGTTACTGGAACTGCTGACCAAATAACCGTTGTCAATGGAACTACGGCTCCAGTCATTAGTTTGGCTTCTAACCCAATAGTTCCCGGCACTGGTAGCATTGCCTTTCCCGCAGGAACAACAGGACAAAGAAGTCTAGGCCCAATTAATGGGATGTTCCGCTATAACACGACTACAGCAACCTTTGAAGGGTATGCAAACGGTGCTTGGGGTTCAGTTATTACGGGTTCTGGCGTTACTTCGGTTGGAACTGGAACTGGACTGACAGGTGGCCCAATTACCTCTACGGGAACTATTTCTATAGCCAACACAGCAGTTACTGCTGGAACTTATGGTGATTCTTCAACAGTCCCTCAAATTATTGTCAATGCACAAGGTCAATTAACTTCTGCGGTTGGTGTATCTATCTCTGCTACGGCAATTGGTGCTGTAACTTCCGTAAGTGGAACTGCTAATGAAATCACTTCATCTGGTGGTCAAACACCTGTTTTGTCATTGCCTACGGCTTTAACCTTTACAGGTAAGACGGTAACAGGTGGTGCATTTAACATGACTTCTGCAACTGTTGGTGCAGATACTGTTGCAACTTTGACAGCAACTCAAACACTAACAAACAAGTCAATGAGTGGCTCTAGTAATACATTTACTAATATTCCAAACTCAGCGCTGACTAATAGTTCTATCACGCTTGGAACAACTAATATTGCATTAGGTGGGACTTCTTTAACACCTGCTGGATTGACTTCAGTCACGGTAACTCAAAACCCCGTATCTGACTTGCAATTAACAACTAAACAGTATGTAGATGGACTTGTAGCAACAGGGTTGACTTATCATCAACCAGTACAAGCGGCTACAACTGCAAGCCTTGCATCAACTACAGGCGGTACGGTTACTTATAACAATGGGACTGCTGGTGTTGGTGCAACCATAACTTTATCTGTTGCGTTAACTGTTTTGGATGGATATACCCTCTTAAATACAAATCGTGTATTAATTAAGAATGAGGTTAATCAAGCCTACAACGGTGTTTATACATGGGCAACAGGTGGAACGGTTCTTACTCGTGCTACTGATGCCGACACTTATGGCACAGGTATTGACCAACTCAGCCAGAACGATTATTTCTTTACCCAAAACGGAACTGTTAATAAAGGCACTTCGTTTGTAGTTACTACGGTTGGTGTCATTACTTTTGGTACAACGGCTATTACTTTTGCTGAATTTAGCAGTTCACAAGTTTATACTGGCGGTACTGGAATTACAGTAGCGGGAACAGTAATTAGTATTACTAATACTGCTGTGACTGCTGGTGCTTATGGTTCAGCAACACAAGTTGGGACTTTTACTGTTAATGCGCAGGGTCAATTGACTTTGGCAGGGAACACAACAGTAACCCCAGCGGTTGGTTCTATAACTGGTTTGGGTACAGGTGTTGCAACGGCTTTAGGGGTCAATGTAGGCTCTGCTGGCGCTTTTGTAACATTTAATGGCGCATTAGGTACACCAAGCAGTGGTACGGTCACAAATTTAACAGGTACTGCATCAATTAATATTAACGGTACTGTTGGTGCTACAACGCCTACAACAGGAAACTTTACAACAGTCACTGCCACTACAGGCATTTTTGGAGGAACATTCTAATGTCACAAGCAGGCTATACGCCCTTATCTCTCTACTACAGCACCACTGCGGCGGCTGTACCAACTGCTGGTAACTTAGCAAACGGTGAGTTGGCTATCAACATCACCGACGGCAAGTTATACTACAAGAATAACTCTGGTGTAGTCACTCTGCTCGCCTCAACATCAGGCGCATCGGGCGATGTAGTCGGGCCTGCAAGTGCTACGGATAACGCCTTGGCAAGGTTTGATTTAACGACAGGCAAGCTAATACAGAACTCAGTTGGCATCTTGAGCGATGCGGGTGTTCTGACAGGTCTGACAGGGTTGACATCATCAGGCTCGATTACATTCTCTAGCCTAACAAGTGGTCGTGTACCTTACGCAACCACCGCAGGTCTACTAACAGACTCAGCCAACCTTTTATACTCTGGTACTGACTTAACTGTTTATGGTATTACTGTTGGTCGTGGTGCTGGTGCAGTTGCTACAAATACAGTTCTTGGTGCTAGTGCTTTAGCATTTAACTCAACAGGTACTTTAAATATTGCTATTGGTGCAAATGCTAACAAAACCACAACAGGTTCTAACAATATAGGTATTGGGCAATATACCCTTGGCGGTAATGCCGCAGGTGCTACAGGGAGTAGCAATA